GGAATGACCAAAAGTGAGAAATCTTATTGGGATAGGCAGTTAAGTGTAGCAGCTATTGAAGCTGCAACCTTCCTGGCTACTCAAAGGATTCCACGTTGGGTCACCGAGAGGATTCTTTACGTGCCGTACCCTGACCGTCTAATTGTGACGGACGCGTACTACACCTACTTTGACCTGGAGCAAGTTCTTATTTTGGGAAAAGATTCCCGAGATAACTCTGGACTGGACCCCTAAGACTGAAGGACAGTACGTCACTGTCTTGTTGTTTCCCCACATCCAATTAAGGAGTAAGGGTATGTTGCTAATGCAACAACAACAGGATGGGTTGCGTAGACGTCTCTTCACTATTGGTGTCCCCCACTACGCGATAGAGGAATTTATTTCCCTTATCGTTAACTGGGAGAAATGCTCTGGAGTGGATTGGACTATCAAGAGGCTGAAAAGCCTTAAGGTAGATCTCATCCGACACCGGTCAGGCCAACAACCCCTCACTTGGATTCGCAAGAATCGTGATGGTGAGATTGCTGGTGTGATCGGTTCACTCTTCCGTTGGTCAGATAAATCTGACCAGAACTTTAGTAGAGTGTTGCAGGCCTTTATGGCTTACACCTTCTACATTCTTCCGAGGCTCTCAGAGCCCCAGAAGGAAAAGTTCCTTTCAGGTATTAATCCTGAAGTGGTGAGTGATGGCCTGGATCCGTCGTTTTACAACGACTTTTCCCGGTTTGTTTCCAGAGTAGTCCGGAGGCGGCCTAAGTTGGCCGAATCTCAACCCTTGGTGCTCTACTCAGGTTCTCCTGAGAAGAAGTCACCACGTATGTTTAACCAGAAGTCTGTTCCCCAATCAGATAAGGTGCTGGATGATCTCCAGTTCTTTAACACATCTGGTGGTTTGAACACTTACATCAAGTTTAGGTCATTGTATCGACCTCTACTTGAAGGTGTTAAGGAGCGCCGGGATTACTTAGATAATGTCGTTTCCAATGTTGGAAAACGAGATTTACCTAAGTCTCAAGTAATTGGTGGAGAGATCCACTTCTTGCAAGAGCCCGGTGGTAAGCTACGTTCTGTAGCTTCACCTCTTAGGATACATCAAGAAGCGCTTCGTCCTTTAGGAGAAGCACTTTATAGATGTATTAAGTCACTGCCTTGGGATTGCACACATGATCAAATGCGTGCTATTCCTCACATCCAGTCTTGCCTTAGGCAAGGTGGTAAGGTCCATTCTGTGGATTTGTCCTCAGCAACTGATCGGTTCCCATTAACCCTTCAGGAGACAGCTCTACGAGCTATCTTCCATAAGAGATTTTGGAAACATATTGATCTCTTCATTGAGATCTCTAGATCAAGTTGGAAATCACCTATTGGTGAAATTCAATGGACTAAAGGTCAGCCGCTTGGATTGTATCCAAGTTTTGCTGCCTTTTCACTTACCCATGGACTTCTCTTGCTACATCTAGCTAATTATGATTTCCATAATCAGTTCTTTGTAGTCGGAGATGATGTAGTTATCCTTGAACCATCGCTCAAAGATAAATACATTTCCATGTTAGACCGGATGGACTGCCCTTGGTCGGAAGATAAATCTATCTCTTCTAGCCAACTCTCTGAGTTTGCTGGTAAGATAGTCACTAAGGAGAGGGTAATACCTCAACTTAAGTGGAGGAGGATGTCTGATGACAACTTCCTAGATATCTGCCGCCTTCTGGGCCGTCAGAGTCGCTGTCTCCTATCTGGGAGGCAGAAAGCAGTCTTCGATAAGGTTGCAAATCTTTGCGATCCTATCGGCCTCAATTTCTCTTTGCCGGGTGATAACCTTGCAAAGATGGTTGAGAGGACTGTAGATTTCTACCAACCTGAAAAGGTGGTCTTAGGTACCCTTATGGGCCTAAGAAGGAAGTTTAACCAATTGGTTTATACTTCCAGTGAGAAACTAGATAGTGATGAACTATCTGAGCTCTCATCTACCTTCGACGAGAAGGTAAAATCTGCATTGTACCAGACCTTATTCTCCAGGTGGAGTACCTCAAACTCCATTGGTTTAGAAGGCCTTGATACACTGCCGCAGGCTCTTGACTTACAGCCAAGATTACCTTTGAGAGAAC